AGATTATAACTCCGTAAACTAATAAAAAATATCATTTTCTTAACCACAATGGTTAAGAAAAATCTAAAAAAACTTATTATATACGATTACCATCATCATTTATTTATTTTTACATGAAACAGAAACATGACCACGACCTTTGCATTTCAAGCAAACAATAGGCTCGCCATAACAGTTTAATATCATTCCATTTTTCTTTAGGGGTGGATTCTCAAATAAATCTCGGTTGAGAGATAGGTATTTAGATAGAACATCAAAACAGTAATCAACAATTTCGGGGGCAGAGAAAAAGAAATGATCTCTGGATTGCTTCAGTACATAATTTAATTCATTGTCATAAGATTCGGCGCGGAACTTTTCAAGCAGAACATTTTCCTCATTTATTCTTTTCAATAAATAGACCTTCTTGTTTTCAAATATAGTTTCAAAATCACTCATATTTTATTAGATGTTGTTTAATTCAGCCATCTTTTTTTTTAATATTTCAATTTTTCTAGATTTTCTGCTTCTTCGTTTAGAAACCAATATATTTTTATTCAATTTGTATTCTTTTTTTTATTTCAACGCTCGCATTCCATCGTCTCTTGAATTCACCTGGTTCTAACATTCCCATAACATGTTGATGGTCTTCAAATATTTCATCTGCGAATTGAATAATGCATACAGGCAATGTAGGAATCCCTTTTTTTACATATCGTTCAGAGATGTATATTAAAAAATCGTTCTTTGATGGGTACATTGAATTAAGCGAAATATAACTACCAAACATATTGTCAAGAGACATAAATTTTCCATATACTTTCGTCGCTTCATCTTTCCAGACAATCTCGTCATTCAAACGATAAAAGGGACGACACGTATTTATAGATATTCTAACAGTCGTTTTTGGCGCATTTTCATCGTAATGCCAGTTTTTTGTATTCGCACAAACATAATCTTCGGCTTTATAATCAAACGGTAAAACAATATCACTCTCTGCTTTGTTTAAATCACATAAACTGAAGATATGAATAATCTCACCAATAGTTAGGTCATTAGAACATGAAGGCAATTCTTTTCGAACTTTAATTAATTGTTCGGGATCAGGTTTCCCATCAAGAAAAATCCATTTCCCTCCAGCATTTACGGCTTTGTATTTCAAAGCGTCTATCCGATTTTTTATATCAAACACGAATGTTTTGTTCGCGTTATTTTTAAGAAACGTTAGAAATTTTCTAAGTGTTTTTAGACTAGATATGTAATGTTTCAAACTATCAGGTGTATAAATGTCAATTAACCGAAGGAGTTCAATTATTTCATCAGTATAGCTAAGATGAAATCTCAGGGGATCATTTTTCGGATTTTTTGCGAACTCTGAACCACACGACGAGGCTGTAATTACAGTCCACAAACAGAGACCTAAATTGACTTTGTATGTAGGAAATGTCGGTAGTCCGGATAAACACATGTAACTTTTACTGTGTCTTAGTCGGAAGATCATATGTTCTCTTAGATTCGGTAAGTATTCGTTCAAGTGAGTGACGTGTCCCTTTTCGATCATAAAATACAAGACCGCGTACCATAAATCAACATTTCCGAGAGACTTGCCAAGTGTCATGATATTTCTGATAGTTGAATTTGTTGCGGAAACATGACTTTTGTGACTACCAAGACATAATCCACCAAAAATTTCTTCACGTGTCAAAGGACTACTGTCCGAAATTCCATGTTCACAGAGTTCTTTGTAAGCCTCTATGCTTATACAGCTATCAAATAGTGTTTTTAGATATTTAACGATGTAGATATTGTCAAGAGCATTTAGAGGGCAATTTATGATTGCATTTATGTGGTTTGTGGAAAGAGAATCAAATACTGAATTTCCGTTTTTTCTCATAAGAATGATTATATTGGGAGAGCATTCAAGTGTTATCGGGCATTGATGTGAAATAGATATATTGGTTTCTTTTTCCTCCATTAATGTGACTGTTTCAGGGCTGACAGTTTCGCAAACTTCAGCGCGTTCTATTCGTCCATTTATATGTTTGCGATCAAATACAGATGATAAACCTCCATTGCACCAAGAAATGAACATGTCAATTTGCTTGGACCATTCATTGTCATTTTTGAAATAGTATTCATCCCAGATTTTATGCAGTTTCTTAGGGTCTAGACGAAGTCCCCCCTCAAAATCGGCTGTTAGATCATTGATTAGCAAATTATCTTTTATGATGCTTTGAGACTTGATTAATTTGTTTTTTAGTTTGATGAATTTTTCATATAAAATTTTGTTTCCTTTTGTTCCCATTGTGGTTGATATTAATACGTTCTTTATTTTTTCTGCTAAAATTAAGAAATCCGATATGTCATGTATATTTTCAATGTCCATGGTTTTTAGAAGTTTGTAATCATCATCTGTAACTGATATAACTTCACTTTCTGAATTCAAATCTCTGTTGATTTCAATATTATGTGAGCAGTTTCTAGTAAACGCACAGCTGATTGATTCATTTACCGAGTAACTGCTACCTATTAAACAAACATAAACGTTCTTGAAAGACCATTCCATAAGAGAATCAGAACAGTAATTAACAGAGGATTGGGAAATCTGACCATCTGAAATTAGCATCAAATTACCTTTGAAATTATGTAATTTAATGTAATCACAGACTTTTTCGGGGCTTGTTCCCATATACCCTAATTTATCGCGGTTGATTCTATTAAGTTCATCAACTGATATTTCCTGGCAGGAATCATCCCATTTAATTATCTTGAAGTTAACTTTCTTTCCGTTTGCCTTCATGACTTCAATAGTGCTCAAGACTGAATTTAGAATGAGTTGATTCTTTTTATGGTAATTGGTGCATGAATTTGTTGATCCCGAACAATCGTACGCGAACAATACGTCAATACTTTCATCATTATCGTCGCTGTTTAAATAATTAACCTTGTTCATTTTATAACTTTGTGTGGATAGAGAATAATTTTGTGTATAGAAAATCAATTTTTCAAAAAAAAAATATATATAATTAAATAAATGGAAAATGAACTTTATAAATTAGCAGTTGGATTTTTCAATAAGAATAAACAAATTATGATATGTTCTATTTTTTTTGCTATTCTTTGTTCAACGATAGAATCTGTTATAATCCCTAATACTGTTGCAGAAACATTTAATTCACTAGGAAGTGATGATCCAAGGCAAAACCCTGAATTCAAATCAAAGCTGATTAAACTGATATTTTCATGGATATCTATAAAATTAGTATATGCAATCTCTAACTACTTTAGAAAAAAGCTAGAACCAGCTATAACACAATATATAACGGTAGAATTGATAAAATCAGTATTCAAGAAATATGAAATGGAAAATGAAATAACGAACGTGTCGGTTTTAGTGAGTAAAATACAACTCATAAAGAAGAACGTTCAGGATTTATTTTACATATTGACATCTGTATTTATACCTAGAATTTTGGTTATATTTATAAGTTGTTATAATTTTTACAGAATCAACAAAGAGATAGGAGTAACTGTGTTATTGTGTATGATTTTCCAGGGTTTTATTTCAAGTATAGGATTGAATAATTGTGTTAATATGACATTTGATGAACAGGAAAATAAAGATGGTGTTTATGACTACATAGAAGATATCTTTTCAAATATTGGAACGTTGCAATCGACACCTGATGCATTCAATACAGAGATTAAGGAAATTTACAAAATAACTTCAAAGGCGAAGACAAAGGAGGAGGAGAGTTATGATTGTATTAACAAAAAACAGTATCAGGGATACGCGAGCAATATATTGATATTTGTAATTATAATATACAGGATTTACTCTCTTTATGTAACCAATAAGTTAGAAAAAGAGAAGGTTACGAAAACATTGCTTTCTTTGACTGGTCTATTTGAAAACATGTATGAAATTACTTATTACATTCCTGAATTGACATATAAATTCGGAATACTAAAGAATAATGAGAATTTCCTTAAAGATTTGCTTTTGAAAAACGATGAAGTCAAAAGCACAAAAGAGTTTGTTCTTACGAATAATAGTGTTATTGAGTTTCAGAATGTTTCATTTTCGTATGCCGCTTTGAAAAATGACGAGCTAGAAATTCAAAATCATGAAATATTAAATAACTATAGCGTTGTATTTCCACAAAATAAAATCATATGCTTATATGGTCCATCGGGTTCTGGAAAATCCACATTTATTAAAATGATTTTTGGAATAGAAAAACCAAAGAGTGGTAAAATATACATAGGAGGACAAGACATATCACAGTATTCAATCGGAGATGTAAGAAAATATATCTCCTATATAAATCAAAACACGACAACTTTATTGAATAGAACTGTATACGAAAATATATTGTATGGATACTATTCAAAGAAAGAGTTGAATAAAAATAAGGATGAGTTTATAGATACAATCAAAAAGATTTTCGTCGACTTTGGATTCTATGAAATCTTTTCTAACTTGGATGAAAATAAGGAACCATTTGATTTCCTATATCAAAAGGTTGGTAAACTAGGTAAAAATCTATCAGGAGGACAAAAACAAATTATTCATTTACTCAGACTAAGTTTTAATAAAGATTCCAAGATTATCATTCTGGATGAACCATCAAGTGCATTAGATGATGTTTCTAGAAATTCAGTTTCAAAATTCACTCAGCATTTGAACAAAATGGGTAAGACGATCTTTTTGATTACACATGACGATTTTTATAAAAATATATGCGGTTATGAACTAAGATTTTTTAAGGATCAAAATCCCAAACAGCAATTATTCATCACAAGCTCTTAATTGAGAAAAAAATGAATTAAATTCAAAACCCTTCTCATCATAACAAATAAATGTTAAAATACATTACGGGTTTCTTCTTTGATTCTTCTTTTATATCATATAAAACTGATATTTTGAGAAGAAAAGATAATTACATAATTGAGTTTTCTGAAATAGATAGAGAAGACATCAACGGTATAATGAAAAAGGCGAAGGAGTTAAACTGTCCTATTATAACAAAAACAGGCAAATCTCGTAGATATCCGAACGGTGGCAAATGGTATCTCAAGGGGAAAGGAATGGATTATTATGAACTAAAGGACAATATAGATAAAGCACAGAAAAATAATGAATACCCTTCTGTCAATTTATATTTGTTAAAACTATAAAAAAACGGATTGATATCCATATTTAATTTTTCTTAACACATTTTGTGGTGTTAAGAAAAGTAAAAAATTAATCGTTTATTGTGCTGGAGACGTCGTAGAGACAACCTCCTCTGTTTTCATTTGGTTAACTTCTTCAACGTTAAGCAGAGTCGCGAGAAGCAACCAACCAATCAACGGACTTATAAACAGTCTACTTGTCGTATTTCCGACAGTGAAACAGAATAATGATGCCACTATGCTTCCTACTAATATATATATGGAGTTTATTTTATCTTTTTGACAAGAGTAAAAAACTATCCACATAGAAAGCAATGCATTGAGAAGTATGTAAAAGAATGAAACAACTAAAATTGAATGTAGTTTTTTATTGGCTTTGATGTCATTCGGAAGATATATAGCAAAAAGCCATGATAAAGCAATACAAGTATATAATATTCCCCAAGCAATACCGAATGCAGATGCTGGAGGACGAAATTTAACTTTTTCACCCGAACTTTCACCTACTTTACAACCCATCACAAATGGAGTTGAAATAATAACTGACATAATTATTAAAATAACTATTGAATATAAAATTAATAATGTGTTTACTTTCATTTTTTTATTTATAACAAATGTTTATTTTTTTATAAAATATGTTAAATATTACACTTCAAAGTTTAAACAAAATATTGAAAAATAAAATAAAAATATGGTTTTTATAATAAATTTAAAATATGATTAGAACTGGAACAATTTGTTTAGCATTAATAAAAACTTATTTTTCTTCATTAAGTGACAACAAAGACGAATGTGAACTTGGCAGAAAATCAAATACACTGAAATGCTTGAAAGACTCATTTGAAAATTTGGGTGGTGTTTTCAGTAAATTAGCTCAGATGTTATGCATTGAAGATAGTATATCTGACAACAAGGTTTTTTCTGAATGTAGACCTGTGAATATGGAAAAGACTATTGTTTTCTTGAAAAATGAATTTGAAACCAATAAAGATTTTTTCAAAGGTGTTGATTATATAGATTTTGATGTTTATAAAAGCGGAAGTATAGGGCAAGTTCACAAAGGGAAAATGATTAATGGAGATGATATTATAGTTAAAGTTCAATATCATGGTATAGCTGAACAAATAAATAGTGATTTGAAAATTTTTGAACAGGTTATTAATTTCTTATATTCATTTGTTGATTTGAAAAATGCTCTAAAAGATATCAAAATAAAGTTGAATGAAGAGCTAGATTACAATTACGAATTAAGAAATCAGAAACGCGTGTATGATATTTGGAATAACAGTGGTGAAGGTATTGAAATACCAGAGATAATCCCAGGAATTTGTTCAGATAAAATCATATGTATGAAATTTGTTTCAGGCGAAAGTTTGCATGATTTCATTGTGAGCTCGTCACAGGAAGAAAAAAATTTGATTGCTTATAAATTAATTAAATTCATATTTACAAATATTTACAAGCACCGATTTTTCTATTCTGATATTCATTATGGAAATTTCTTAATTCAAGATAAGGAAAAACTGATTGTCATGGATTTTGGTTGCGTCAACGAAATTGAAGAGGGTATATTAGTCCATTTGAAAAATGTATATCGTTCGCTAAAGAATGATGATCAGGAACTATTTTTCAAGAGTGTTAAATCTATCGGGATTATTGACAATGAGATTTCGCCTGAGTCAAAGAAATATGCATATGACTATCTGAAACTCCAATATCGTCCCTGGATTACAAATGAAAAATTCGATTTTACGAATGAATACTTGTCTCATTCCATGATTAAAGATACTAATCTCATGAAGGAATGGAAAATACCTCCTAGCATGGTTTATCTAAATAAAATACCATATGGTCTCTATCATGTTCTAACCAAACTAAATGCGTCAGGAAATTTCTCGGTTATATTCGATGAATTGCTCAATGAATAAATAAATGGAACAGATATAAACCGTTAGAACCCTTTTCATTTTTCTTAACTTTAATGTCGCGTTAAGAAAAAATACTATTGTTTCTAAAATGAATTGATGAATTGTTTCCACATTTTAGATTCATATCTCATTCTGACATCTTTCAAAAGTTGAAGGAGAACAGCATCGTATATCTTCCGATTATAATCTTTGTGTATTTTATTAATTCTAATCTGTTCCAATACGGAATGATATTTGATTTGCATTTCCGAATTCATTTTTATTTCCTCGGTTATTTTATTTTCAATTTTACTAAAAATGATCCCTTTTTCTAATGGCGATGTTGAAAATATATTGATGTTGCTGAAATTGTGTAAACTATTTGACATTGGAAATATATCATCATCCTCTTCTTCATAACTATCAATCATTCTCTTTTTTACTAACTAGTCGTCAATCCAAACAAAAAATGATTTTTTTTCAATTTTTGATTAGCAATTTCACTCTATCAGTTTTTGTAAGATGAATAAAAAAATTATAAATTGCATTAAATTCATAGGTAAAATATCAGTTCTATTTAAGAATGTAAAGACCTTTACAAGAATCGCAATAGATCTGGTTATGATGGCCGAAAGATTGTATTATCATCCAAAGATACCATCTGAACTGAAAAAATCAATTGAGCAAATTTCATCTCCTGAAAAAGAAAGAGAATTAATGATGGAAGAGGATAAATATTCATCTGCATTAAATGATCTCTATAAAAAGAGAAGAATCTCAGAAAAGCGAATGATGGATGATTATATTCGTCGAGAAAATGAGTGGCGACGTCAGGATTCAATGAAAATGACTGAATACAATAAGATGTATCTTTGGAACAGAGAAAATGAAGAACGATTCAGAAAGAAAAATAAATATACTAAAGAATGCAATAAACTGTATACTTTTTTTCAAAAATGATGTATAATAAAAATAATATAAAATCATATATAAAATAAAACTAAATGACACAAAATTTAAAAAAATTTGGCACAAATTTATTATCTAATTTAGTTACACAACAGGAAATAAGCGATCTAAATCACATAAAAAGTCAAAAAGAGAATTCCATTCAGATTTACCCACCATCTGAGTTTGATGGACGAATTGTTTGGGATAAATTCATGTCAGATGTTCCAGATCAATCTGAATGTATATCATGTTGGGCATTTTCAACATTGTTTGTTTTTTCAACACGGCTGGCTATTTATACAAATGGTAAATACAAACTGAAGTTTTCACCTGCGAAAATGATTTTCTGTAAAAACAATGATAATGATAAATTGAAAACATGGAATGATGTTCAGAAACATTTGAGTAGCAAGGCATCGTTTGATTTCACTAAAAAGGACGAAAAGAAACAAATACAGATTATAGCCCCTTCTGTTCACAGTTTATTATATGCTTGGCAGTATTTATATCGTTATGGTGTTTGTGAAACGAAATGCATTTCAGAATCTTATTCAAATAATATATATTCATCTATACAGCTTTTTGGAGAATCATATGACACTTGTCCAAATACTAAAGAAGAGATGGTTAATCATCGTATATCTGGGTACTACTATGTTCCAGGAACGAGAAGTATAAATTCGAAATTTGAAAATGGAAGTGAATTGAATATTAGAAAAGACATTTATCATTGGGGGCCTGCGTGTTCAGCAATGAAAATTTTCTATGACTTTCTTGAATGGGATGGTGAAGGTATTTACGAATGGAATAAAATATCTCCTCTTGTTAATGAATATGGTCATTCAGTCGTTATAGTTGGATGGGGAGAAGATCCTATAAGCAAAGTCAAGTATTGGATAGTTTGTAATATGTGGGGAGCTTCATGGGGGAAAGAAAAAGGATATTTCAAGATTTTAAGAGGATCTAATCATTGTGAGATAGAGGAAAATGTGTTTAATGGTTATCCGACTTTACCAGGAATAAGATTGTTTTTAGAGTATCCGATACAATATAATTTTGAAGATTTTATTTTTAGAAATTTATGGGGTGTTAGAGACAATGGATACAAATTAACGACATATGAAAAGATAATACTAAAAAAGAAGGAGATTCCGAATTTTGAGCAGACGAATTACTTGTATGATAAAAAATCATGGCCTGATTTCTCAAAGCTGATTGCCGGAGACTTGAAAACAATTGTTTATTTAATTAAGGATGAAAGTAGTGAGAACTTTGGTATGAATAGAAGACGGAAGCGAAGGCGTAATTTGATGAACTATGATGATCAGAAAATAGATTCTGACTTTTTTTTGAATGTTGTTATTATATTTTTATTGATATCTGTATTTGTCAAATATTCAAGAAAGTGATTTTGTAATATCATTTCCTAACCTCTAATTAGGTTAGGAAAACTAAACAATCAATATTAAGATATATCATATTTATCCAAGAATATAGCATCCACTATATTTTCTTTAAGGTTTATCTTATTATATTCGTCCTTACAGTGTTTTAGAAACTTGATAGTTATATCAAAGGATAACTTTTTCCATAACTCATATATCACAATAATACTCATTGTTGTGTCTTCGTATTTATTATCATCAAATATAATGATTACATCATGTAGACAAGGAAATGTGACATAGCAAGCATTAGTTTCTTTGATTTTAATATCCTTGATGACTTTTTGATCGTATTTCCGGACGACAAGTTTCTTCATCTTATTATTGATAATTTCCTTTTCAAGTTCCTCCGTTTCATTTAGATAGGAAGTTTCGTTTTCATGTTCATTTTTCGTTGCAATGTTAAATAGGTCATTTTCAGATGATGTCTTTTTCAATCTTCCAACAAGGTAATGATATATATTTGTAAGCATTTATTAATTTCAATTCAACGGTTTAAATTGAAATTAAAATAAGACAATATTTCTACATTTAAGCAGTTTCCTTCTTTTTCTTCTTCTGTTGTTTATTAATTGTTAATGGTTTCGGTTCCATAATTTTTAACCATTTAACATATTCCTTCTTGAACTCGTCTAAATCATTTAACCAAAGCTGCTTCTCACTAGTTGATTCAATATTTTTCAAACGGTTATTCTTCTCTTCAATCTCAGATCTGAGCTGTCTCACTTTATTTGATGTAAACGTTCTGACTTGCATTTTCAATAGATAATTATATCCTCCTGTTGATCCCGATTCTTCATCATCATTAACTTTTTCATTTTCCTTGTCGTATCCAGCTTTCTCTAATGACTCCACAATCTTCTCCTCATCAACATTCATTATATGCAACTTCTTCGCTATAACCTCCTCAACAAATCTAGCCTTATTAAACAAATGTCGAAGATCCTTTCTAATAATTGAAAGCAAGTGCGCTTTTCTCTTCTTATAAAAGTCATATCTAACTACACAAAAATCATTGATGATTTCTTCAATAGAGTACTTTTTCAATTGCTCCTTCTCGTTAAAAAGAACCATATTACTTGTATAAACATATGAATGGAGTTTCATATTTTTCAAGTTGCAACTGAATCCATCTTCACTTTCTGTTATGACAAAATAAATACCATTCGAGATCGGAAG